TTAGAATTTTCCGCGCAATTCAACGACTTTTCCGTAGATTTTGACAGGCAGATCGGCAATTTCTTTGTTAGAGTAGAAATGCGGTTCATAAACACTGGAATTAAAAGCGACGAGCATAATGCCTCCGTCAACACGCTTGACCTTTTTTAGAGTGGCTTCATCGCCATTGACAAAAACGACGGCCAGTTCACCGCTTTCAATCGTATCTTGCCTTCGAATGATGACGACATCGCCTGCGCAAATGCGGGGTTCCATGCTGTTCCCTTTAACGCGTAAACCTACGTAATCGCCGCGTGCAGCCATTGCAGCGGGAATTTCTTCCCAGTCGATGATCTCTTCAAGTGCTTGGGTGGGGATACCTGCGATAACCTGACCGACAACTGGAATCTGAACATAAGCATGTGTAGTTTCTGTATTCCACCCCATGACATAAGCCATGGGAAGGTTAAGGGCTTTCGCAATCAGTTCGACGCGATCAAGCGGGAATTTCTTGGTTTCGCCTGTCAAATATCGCTGCAAGGCAGAACGGGAAATGCCGGTAAGGTTAGAAAGATCGGTATAAGAAAATTGAGAATTTTCGCTCAGCTCAAGAAATCGGCCTAAGAGCTTTTCGGAAATTTCGCTCAAGGTATGCACCTCCTCAGTGCCCTTATTGTACTATGACCGTCCCAATTTTGCAATATGAAAGATGAAAAAAAAGACAAAATATCCCGAAACTGGTTGACGAATCCACTGAGATGTGTTATAGTCGTGTTGTCCCGAAAACGGGATGAAAGGAGGACGCAATGTGATCAACACGAATCGGTTGAAAGCGGCGATTGTCGGAGCGGGTATGTCGCAGATTCAACTGGCAAAAGCCATAGGAATGAACAAGAATACTTTGTCTGCAAAGATAAATGGGAAAGCTACCTTCAATGTAGATGAAGTCATGGAGATTTGCAAGACGTTGGGGATTCAGTCCGACCAGGAAAAGTGTCTTTTTTTTTTAAATTGATCATCCCAAAAATGGGACAAACAGAACAGAAACTCGGCTTGAAAATGAAAGCCGCTGGAGGAGGTGAGAAAGTGGAAGAAAAGACATGGCACGATATCATCATTTCAAATATCCGTCGGATGCTCGACGAAAGAGGAATTCGGCAAACCAAGGTGGCGGAAAAGCTCAGCGTATCGAAGTGCGCGTTCAACAACATGCTATCCGGCCGAAGAATTATTCGGGCGGAGTACATCCCCATCATCGCCCAGGCGTTGGGCTGCACCTGCAACGATATTTTCCGCGTGCCGAAAGACGACGAAAAAGCCGCACAGTGATGCGCAGCGGAAAGGAAAAACACGATGTCGCCCATGGAAAGATTAGGGCTTGCGTTTTGCAGGCTGGAAAATCTCTGCTGGGACGTAGCCGCAGGGGAGAAGCCGAACGGATTCGACGAAGCGGATGACAGAGGCAAGCGGAAGCTGGCGGATGAGCCGATGCGGAAGATTAAAGCGATTTTAGGAACGCAATACATCAACCGTTGCCGGTGGGTATTCGACCTGCACAAGAGCGAAGAAAGCTGGTTGGAAATCCAAAGTCGTTTATACGACAAGGATTTACTTCAACCCGATTATGGTGGAGACGATTTCAGAAACTACACCAAGGCATTCTTTCATCATCATTTCGCGGTATTCTTCGAGAAGGTGCTGCGTTTCCGGCGGTAAGAAAAAATTGGAAAGACCGTCGGGGTAATCCGATTCTTTGTTTGGAGGAACAAGCGTTCCGCGTTCAAGGTATTTCAAAGCAAGCAGTCGTTCGATGTCTTGAATTGAAACATCCTCCGGCAAATCGTTTCCACGGAGGCATTTTCCCGGAAGCTTCTCGATTTTGGCAAGTATCTTATATTCGGATTTGGTAAGCAAAATGATTCTCCTTTCGCTGCATGGATGTTTTTACATTATACAACGAAGGTATATAAATTTGCAAACCAGTACGGTAAAGCAACCACCGCTGGAGGATGAAGCTCCGGCGGCGGAAAGGGGAACATGACAAACGATCAATTCACGGAGATTCTCGCAGCCAAGAACCGTGTCGGCCATATCGTGTTCAAGGATGGGCGGCTGGTGAGCTGCGAAGGAATCTTAAAGGGCAGGGTGACAACCAACGAGGCGTTTCAGGACATTGAGGATGTCTGGAACAGCCTACATGTGCTGTTGAATGAAATCGCAGATCTGGAGGAGGACAGGAAGCGACTTAATGCTACCCTGCGGTCGATCAACGCAAAGACGATAGACGCGATGCAGGGGACAGCCAGAAGCGAGATACCGGCTGATTGGTGGTGAAGTGTTACTTACTCAAGAATTGAGAAGCGCACCAGCCATTAAAAACGGTGCCGTACTGATTGGTGTAGCGCACATGCGTCCACTCGCCGCGTGATTCAATCACTTTCAGAATGGAGCCAATCGGCATTGAGGCAAGCGGGTCAAAACTGGTTGAAGGGCCTTTCCTCAAACGAACGCCATCTCCAATGAGCCTTGCTTCATCGGCGTTGATAGGGCTATCGGAGATGGAAGGACGCGCAACTGATGAGCTGGAGGAATTTCCGTAGTCAACATATTTGCAGTGGGCTATTTGCGCGGCTATTGGTGCCGATCCGGCTGAGCTGCTCGAAGAAGCCATGAAGGAGGAACACAACCCATGAAGCGCAACGAAAAGATGACCGCACCGCGGATGCTGGAGGCGGTCTACAAGCGGCCGGGCAAGCCGCCGCGCGTGAAGATGATCGTCGGCACGCGGGAAGCCATCGAAAGCCTGGTCGGCGGGCCGTTTGATTGGACGACGCTTTCTTTGGAGGACGACGGGCGCGAGAACGTGGCGATCTACAACACGGAGGCGTGGCGTTCGGGCGCGCCGGATAACATGTACGGCATTCGCGGCGCGTTCCTCGTGCTGGGGCGCGACGGCGAGGAACTTTGCGACGTGATCGACCCGCGCGGCGTGTGCCGGATGCTTGGCGGACGGAAGGCCGAAGCATACGGACAACCCGGCGGGGCATGAAATGGACGAAGGAGGCGAGAAGAATGGATGATTGGGAAAACGATGATGATTTTTACGAACTGCCGCGCAAGCCGGGCTGCGGCCGGGTGTTCATGCACAAAGATTTTCTGAAACCGGAAGTTCGGGCGGAAATCGAGAAGAACGCGAGCCGCGTTGCGGAGGAAATCGGCCGGAAGCATGGCTTTCGTCTGATGACTCCGGAGGAATGGGCGGAAAAGCGCGCAAAAGAAAAAGCCCTCCACACGGATGCAGCCATGTGAAGGACAAGGGAAAATAGCAGCTTGATTATACCAGATGAAAGGACGAAAGACAATGGATATGCTCGAAGTTTTTCTAATTGTGATTTTCGGCGTGCCGATCATCAGTCTGCTGGCCTTCGCGTTGATCGCCGCCGACGCAATGCAGTGGCAGGAAGAGCAGGGCAGGGCGCAGATATCCGTCCGCCGAAACCGTGCTTTGACGCGGGAACACCTTGCGCGGCTCAGGAAAAACGGCATGCGGGCGCGTCTGATTCGGGTGTGAGCGATGAAGAGTGGCAGAAGATACAGGCGGTGCGCCGTCTGTAAAGAGATCTGGAATGTGAGCGCGGTGGGCGTATCGCCGAAGCGGTACGTCTGCCCGCGCTGCGAGAAGCAGAAGGAGCAAAAGAAGCATGAAGGTTTGGGCGCAAGACGAATTTGATCTGTTTAAAACCGGGGCGGATGGCCAATACCGCTTGGGAAAGGGCGACTTCCGGCGGGTGAATATGCGCGGGCATACGCGGCTGATTCTCGGCGCGGGCAGCCTGCTGGGCGCGGCCAACATCGGGGCGAACAGCGAGATCGGCGCGCACTGCGACTTTGACGCGGGCGCGGTGATCGGGCACGGAAGCATCATCGGGGCGCGGTGCCACTTCGGAAAAGGCGCGTGGATCAAGTCGGGGTGCATCGTCGGGCACGGCGTATGTTTCGGCGACGGCGCGGTGATCGAGCGGGGCGTGGAGCTGGAGGGCGGCGTGGAGCTTCCGGCGAAGGTTGAGCTGTTTGGAGTGAAAAACGCGGACGGGCGCACGATGCTGACCATTGCGCCGGTCATCGGCGGCACGCTGCATGCGTTTCGCGCAGACGGGCGGGCATACGTCAGCCTGCCGGGGCAGCTTCGGCGGCTGGAGGAATTTGCCGAGTATGCGGCGGATCAGGTCGCGTATGCGGAGTTTTCGGGCATGAAGCGGGACAGGGGCGAGGCGCGCGAGCTGCTGGACGCGGCGAATTACATCGCGGCGCGGTTTCGCGAGGGGTAAATCTTCTATATATTGAGGTTTTGCAGGCCGCCGGATGGCCGACGGCCAACAAAGCCCCAAGAGGGAAAGAGATACGGAGGCGGACGGGATGAAGTTGGGCGCGATTAAACGGTGCTGCATCGATGCAAAAGAGTTTTATATTTATCAGGACGACGGCGGTGAGCAATGGATCGGAACGCACACGGCGGCATGGCCGGTTGAAGGAGACCTGAAGCTGACAGAGGGCAGCATCGCTGCGATCTTCGATCTTGCGCCGAAAAAGGCGGCACGGATGGATATTGTTACCTTGCCGTTTGATCAGGGTTCTCGGCTGTATGCAGCACCGATGACGGAGTGGGACGCGCAGGAACTCGGCATCGTGGAGTATTTGGGTGAACGTTGCCTGTTGCTGACGTGCCGTGGGCGAATGCTGGCCGTGGATATGGCGAAGGTCAAGGCCGCGCGGAGTGCCGAGGACTATCAGGGCATGAAGGTCAGCATCAATACGGACGGCGAGCCGTTGGTGCTTGTCAAGGATGGCATGCTGACAACGGCGGTCATCTTGCCGGAGAGCGAGGATACGGTCAATGCCATTCGGGCGATGATCGGGCGCATGGCGCGAAGCTGTGGTCTGCTGGCCGACGACGACGGAGAAGAATAACAAAAGCAGCGGGCGACAAGCCCGCTGACCCGTCTTGTATGGGTGTATGAACAACTCGACGATGTACAAAGGAGGCCGCGGCATGGACACGAGCGCGAAGGACTGCTTAGTGCTGTTTGATACCTCGGTGGAGGGCAAGCTGGCGTGCGGCTGGGAGAGCGGCGTGCTCCATCAGCGGACGCGGACGGTCAAGGCCGGGCCGATGGTCTATGTGGACTGCTACCCGGTATGGGACACGGCGCATGCGCGGGCGGCCAACACGGAAGCGAAGAAGGAGGCGCACGCCAAGGCCCAGAAGCGGCTGGACGCGAAACGGCGGGAACTCAAGGTCGAGCAGCTGACCAACGCGAACTTCGGGGCGCAAGACCTGATTCTGACGATGGAGTATCCGCTGAACCGGCAGCCGGAAAGCGGCGAGAAGGCGAAGGCGGATATCGTGAACTACCTGCGCCGGGTGAATTATGCGCGCACAAAGCGGGGGCTGCTGCCGCTCAGGTATATCTATGTCACGGAATGGACGCAGAGCGAGAAATACGGCCTGCGCTGGCATCACCATGTCATCATGTCCGGAGACGGCATGACGCGGGAAGAGGTTGAGGAAAAGTGGACGAGCAGGCATAAGGGCTTTTGCAACACGCGGCGGGCGCAGCCGAACGAGCGACACCTGTGCGGGTTTGCCAAATATCTGGTACAGAACAAGCTGGAACGCGAGGGAAGAAACCCACAGGGCAAGGCCAAAGGGCGGACATGGGGACACAGCCGGGGCTTGAAGCTCCCCGCCGAGAGCGTGGCCGACAAGAAGATCAGCATCCGCAAGGCGGGGCGCGTGGCCGAGACGGTGGCGGAGTTCAGCCGCGCGAAGGAAATCTTTGAAAAACTTTATCCGGAGTGCGAGCTGCTGGAGATCGGCGCGAAGAAAAGCCGATGGGCCAGCGGCGTTTACGTGCATGCGCTGATGCGAAGGAGGGGTTGAGCGTGGACAAGGGGCGATACCGCGAGCTATGCGCGTTTTGCCGCCGATATGACCAGATGCGCTGCAAAGGGGAGACGGGCGCGGCGCTGATCGAGCGCGCGGCGAAGCAGGCGGACGCGGCAGTCGCGGCGGCGATCCTCCAAAACGTGACGCAGGGCATGCGTTTTGAATACTGCAAATGCTACGCGAGCAAGAGCGCTTTTTACAGGGCGAGAGGGCGTTTTTTCGTGCTGCTGGACGCGGCCTTGCGCGCAGAGGGCGGGAACATGCGCCCATAAAACCAGACGAAGAACAGACAGCGCACCGGAAGACGGCCGGAGGCGCTGTTTGCGCTACACGCGAAAAAAACAAAGCCAACTGATTGACGCGGCGGGCGGAACGCATGGCTTTTGCGCTACAAAAAAGCCGACCGGGGGGAGGGGCAGGCGGAAAAGTTTGGGACTACGGCGCGCAAAAATGTGGTATGACAGAGGGGAGAACAAATCTCAGGGAGGTACGTATGAGCGAAGACATGCTGACGGTTGCCGCAGAGGAACCCCTCGAAGGCGACGCGCAGGGCACGGAGGAAACCTCCGCGCAGGAACTGGCCGAGGGCCTGACGCAGAGCGACGGGCAGGAAGAAGCCCAGAACGACGGGGGAGGCGCGGACGGGGAAGCGCCGGAAGAGGCGAAAGGCGACGAGCGGCTGGAGGCATACAGAAAGGGCATCCTGTCGCTGGCGGAGGACGGATGGACGACGGACGAGATTCGCGCTTTTTCGCAGGACGGGAAAGTGCGCGAGAATCTTGCGCGCGGCATGACGCTGCGGCAGGCAGCACACGCCTATCTGGTGGCCGGACGCGGGGAAAAGCCCAAAGAAGAGCCGGAAGAGAAGCCGGCAGAAAAACCGGCTGCCAGACGGCGCGCCGTGCCTACGGCGAGACAGACGGCGATGGGCGCGTCAGATGCGGGCAACATGATCGAAAACATGACCGACGCGCAGTTCCGTGAGTTCTCGAAACGGGCGGAGGCGGCCATGATGGCGGGCAAGAAAGTTCACTTTGACTGACGGAAGGAGAAAAGAGCATGGCGAACACGAACACCAACACGAACATGACGACAAGCAGCGGCCTTACGCCGGGCATGCAGACCTACTACAACCGAACGCTTCTGGAGACGTTTGAACCCAATCTGGTGCATTTGCAGTTCGGCGACGAGCACCGCATGCCGCCCAATAGCGGCCTGATTATGAACATGCGCAAGATGATTCCGCTGGAGGCGGACACGACCGAGCTGTCTGAGGGCAATCCGGGCGACGGCGTGATGGTCACGGAAACCGAAGTGACGGTGCAGCTCAAGCAGTACGGAAAATACGGCAAGTTTACCGACAAGCTGATGATGACGCACCTGGACGAGACGATTCTGCGCGAGGTGAAGCGCTTCGGCGATCAGGGTGCGCGCAGCATCGACACGGCGGTGCGCGAAGAGCTGGCGACCTGCACGAACGTCATCTATGCGGGCGGCAAGACGAGCCGCGGGACGCTGACGGCGGCGGACAAGCTGACCAGCACCGAACTGCGCAAGGCGGTGCGCCTGCTCAAGAAGAACAACGCGCAGAAATTCGGCGGCTACTACATCGCCATCGTCGGGCCGGACACGATCTTTGACTTGCAGGACGACGAAAAATTCATCGCGGTGAGCAAGTACCAGGACAAGGAGAACATCTACACGGGCGAGGTGGGCCGTCTGTTCGGCGTGCGGCTGGTGGAGACGACCGAAGCCAAGATCTTTGAGGGCAAGGGCGCAAGCGGCGCGGACGTGGCGAGTGTGATCGTGCTGGGCAAGTACGCCTACGGCATCACGAGCCTGAAAGGCAGCAAGCCGAGCGTGATTGTGAAGCCTGCGGGCAGCGCGGGCACGGCAGACCCGCTCGACCAGATTTCCACGGTGGGCTGGAAGATGGACGGCTTCGGCGTGAAGATGCTTCAGCCGGAGTATGCGGTGAGAATCGAGTGCGGATTCAGCGCATAAGAGCGTGCCCCGCAGGCAAGGGGAGCTTAGGGGGCTAAGGAACAACGGAAGGAGAAACCATGGACAACGTCAACACGACCAAGAGCATGAAAAAGGCCAGCACGCAGCTGGAGGGCAAAATTCAGAAAACGCGGGACAACATGGACGCGCTGCTGGCACAGGCGGGATGCAAGGAGGCGAAAAAGGTCAAAACCCGCATTCCGCTCAGCCCGGTTACGCCTAACGACGACGTGCTGTATCTGGGGCTGAACGGCGTGAGCTTTTATTTCAAGCGCGGCGAAACGGTGGAACTGGCCGAACCGCTCGTTGAGCTGATGGAAAACTGCAAGGAGCTGTAAGGCGATGGAGAGGGAGAAACCCAGAGAACCGCCCCAGGCGGGCGACATTCGGCTTGACCCCTTCGAGGTCTTGCGAAGCGAACAGCCGCTCAGCGGTGAGGAAAAGGCGCTTTTGCGCAGAGGCTACGACCTGTTTGAGTTTTACAGGCGGCACCTGCTGGAGGAACACGGGGAAATGCGCCGGGCACGTGCCCTGCGCCAGAAGAAACAGCAGGACAGAAGCCGCACGTCGCCCGCCTCCAACACGCTGGGCAGCTGCATCGACAACGCGGTAGCCGATCAGATTGACAACCGTCCCGAAGCGCTGATGATCCCCGAACGGGAAGAGACGGCGCAAAGCGCGGAAGAAATGACCGACGTGGTGAGCTTCGTGCTCTATCAGGCGAAATTCGACGAGACATACGCCACGCTGATGGAAGATGCGGCGGTGACGGGCACCGGCGTGGCGCAGGTCTTCTGGGACGACGATCTGGACGGCGGAGAGGGTATGGCCAGCGTGATGGCCTGGCATCCGGAGGATTTTTATCCCGACCCGATGTACGAAGACATTCAGCTTGGGCGCGGCTGTTTTAAGGCGACACGCACGAGCGTGGCATGGGTGGAGCAGCACTATCCCCACGCGCGCGGCTTTGTGCAGCCGGATCAGGCGACGAGGCCGGAGGAAGAGAACGACCCCATGCTGGAGGCGCCGGAAGGGGACGCGGTGACCACGCTGCTGGAATTCTGGTACAAGAAATACAACGCCCAAACGCGGCGGACACACGTACACATGGCGCTCTTTGCCGGGCGCGCGCTGCTTTACAGCAGCGAAACCGGGTATGGAAACGAGGAAGGGGCCTATGACGAGGGCGTTTATGCGCACGGGCAGTATCCGTTCGTGCTCTACAAATACCGCGACGTGTGGCGCAAGCCCTTCGGCACGGGCATGGTCTACGACTATCGGGACAGCCAGGAGGCCATCGACCGCTATTACAAATACCTGGACGACAACGCGCGGGAGAGCAGCGTTCAGCGTCACTTTATCCGCAAGGGAAGCGGTGTCAACCCGGACGACGTGGCCGACCTGCGCAAGACCATCATCGAGTGGGACGGAAACGACATCCGCGAGGTGCTCCAGACGGTGCAGGCCGTGCCGCTGAACGGTCAGGTTTATCAGATGATGATGCAGCTGACGGACGCGATGAAGGAAGACAGCGGGCAGAACCAGTTTGTGCGCGGCGAAGGCGGAAAAGGCGTGACGGCGGCGAGCGCGATTCAGGCGTTGCAGGAAGCCGGAGGCAAGATTGCCCGAATGCACACGGAGAAATACAAGGCGGCCTTCCGGCAGATGGTCGAACAGATTCTCTGGGTGCTGAGCGAATACATGGAGCCGGGGCGCAAGATGAAAATCATTGGCGGCTGGGACAGTTCGGGCAACATGAAAGAGAAAATCATCGAGCTGATCGCCCCGAAGGGCGAGGGCGACAGGCTGCCCAAGCCCGCCTACACGGTGCGCGTGCAGGTGCAGAAGAGCAATCCGCTCCAGATTCAGGCGGACAACGAATTTTTGACACAGGTCGCGACGATCTGCGCGCAGAGCGGAAGCCCGCTTCCGCCGGAAACCGTGGTCAGCCTGATGGAAGGCGTGAGAACCAAGGGAACGGTGCTCAAAGCCTTGCAGGAAAACGGACAGATGCAATCGCGCATGCGCATGCTGGAGGAACAGCTGGCGGCGGCCAATCAGAAAAACGAGAGCATGCAGCAGGCGGCGCGGGGCATGCAAAAAGCGCTGACGAGCGGCGGTTATGCCAACCTGGGGGTGGAAGTGGATGTTCGAGGCGAAGCTGACGGCGGCACAGAAGGATGAAATCTTCGAGCGCGCGATCTTTGAAGGGGAGAGCGACACGGCGCTGGCCGAAACCTATCAGGTGAGCCGCAAGACGATCTGGCGGGTGACGCACGACAAAAAGCGCATTGCCCGGAAGAAAAGCACGCTGGAAACCATGCGCGAACTGGCGCAGATGCGCATTGACGCGCAGGCCGAACGGGCGGCGCGCAAGCAGATTGAGCTGATGGACAGGGAATTGCCGGACAGCATGATCTACATCAACCAGAACGCGGCGACGGAAATTCTCGACAGGGCGGGCGTGAAGCGCAAGGACGAGGAAAGCGGTGAAATCAACGTCAGAATCACAGGCGGCTTTGCGACGAAAATGCCCAAGGGGGACTAAATGGACATCACGCTGCACTACGAACCGACGAAAAAGCAGCTTGCTTTTCACGAAACGGACGTGGACGAGGTGCTTTACGGCGGCGCCGCTGGAGGCGGGAAGAGCTACGCGATCTGTTGGGATGCGCTGGTGCGATGCCTGCGTTATCCGAAAACGCATGCCTATCTGTTCAGGCGCACGTATCCGGAGCTGGAGCAGACGCTGATTCAGACGATGCTTTCCATCGTGCCCAGGGCATTGGGCAAATACACGGCGAGCACACACCGGATGAGACTGGTCAACGGGAGTGTGCTCCATTTTTGTCATTTGAGCAACGAGGGCAAGGACATGCTCACCTATCAGGGCGCGGAGATCCAGTGGCTCTACTTCGACGAGCTGACGCATTTCACCAAACCCATGTACGATTTCATCCGCAGCCGCGTGCGCGCGCCGGATCGAATGAACATCGTGCCCTGTGTGCGCTGCGCCAGCAACCCCGGCGGGCCGGGGCACAGCTGGGTGAAGAGCTATTTTGTGGACGCGACGAACATCGGGGAAACCGTCATCACCCGCGAGGTGCTGCTGGACGGCGAGGACAAGCCGCAAAAGCGGACGATTCAATACATCCCGGCGACGGTGCGGGACAACCCGCACCTGCCCAAATCCTACGAAGTTGAGCTGATGCTCAAACCGCCGAAACTGCGCGACGCGCTGCTCTACGGCAAATGGGATGCGTTTGACGGACAGGCTTTTCCGGAGTTTATCGACGATCGCGAGCACTACGAAGACCGGCAATGGACGCACGTCATTGCGCCGTTTTCCATTCCGCTCTGGTGGCCGCGGGTGGTTTCCTTCGACCATGGCTACACGAGGCCATATTCCTTCGGCGCGTGGGCCATCGACGAGGAAGGGCGGGTTTACCGGTACAAGGAGCTTTATGGATGCAAAGAGGGCGAACCCAACACGGGCGTATGCCAGACCCCGGAAGAGATTGCGCGGGCGCTGGAGGCGTTCATGGAGCCGGAATACCGCGAGGGCATTCACGTCAGCGGCATTGCCGACCCGGCAATCTGGGACAGAAGCCGGGGCACGAGCGTGGAAGAACAGATTCGGCGCGTGTTTTCCGGCGTGACGTTCATCAAGGGGGACAACACGCGGCTGGCGGGCAAGATGCAGATTCACAACCGGCTGCGGTTTGACGAGGATGGGCGGCCGATGATGTACATCTTTGAGAACTGCCGGGATTTTCGGCGGACGATACCGACGCTCTGCTACGACGCGCACAAGGTTGAGGATATCGACACGGCGGGCGAAGACCACATCTACGACGAGACGCGGTATTTTCTGATGTCGCGTCCCATCGCGGCGCGGCAACCCGTGCAGCCGCCGAAGAAGGTATGGAACCCGCTGGGGTGACGGAAAAGGAGAGGAAAGCGACGAAGGAGTGAACATATGACGCTTTCACAGATCATCGCGCAGGCGCTTCGCCAGCTGGACGAAGACGCGGAGGACGTGAGCGAATACGAAGAGCGTTTCAGGGTGTATGCGAATATGGGCTACGACATCGCGGTTCGCGAATACCTGAAACCGAGGCGGATTTTTTACACCGAGGTGGACGAGGAAGGAAA